TGATGTCGCACCGAATTTAAATCCGTTTGGTTTTGGCATGGCTGCTGTCTGCGCTTTGATTGGGACCCCCGCGAATCGTCCGATGGTGTCTAGGTCTGCACCTTTTTCCATCAGCTTGTAGAGGGCCTGTACTTGGTCGGTCGTGAGATTCGGGCGCATATGCTCGAAAATCTCTTTTGTTGTGACAGTCATTATTCCACCTCTTTTTTAGGGCGTTTCGGGACTGTAATCGTCATTAACGGGCGGTCGGCCACGATTTTGATTCGCGACTCTTCTTTGAACATACCGATTGTCTGGCCCAGCAGTTTTAATGCTGTATTTGCGCCGTTTGCATCAAACTTGTAATCGCCAGTCGGTTGCCCTTTGGCGTCTAGCACTGGTTCAACCTGCATACAACGCTCGGCCACCACCCTCAGGTTCATCTGAACATATGACTTCGTGGCCACGAGAGCCTCGTGGTCGGATTCGATGCAATATTTAAGGTAGGAACGTACGTTGACATCGCTCATAATGCGAGAAGCCTCAACGGAGGCCGCCCTTTGAGATGCATTTGGGCGCAGTTTCATCAATGCTTTGGTTTGGCTTCGGTATGGGTCAGTTAAAAGAGTATCCACCAATTGCTGTTCAAAATCACTGATCTGGAACTTTTGTGCAAGGTCAGATAATCCGATATCCTTCCGTTCTTGGATTACATATTCATCATCGGCACAGCCGTCGACAAGCAGACTCGGGTCACGGACGTCGGTCACTTGTGCATCTATATCATGTTTAAAGGCGTTTTGGGACATAACTTTTCTCCTCATACATATTATATCACATAAGGGTACTTGTGACAACCAAACCGCCGTGGTATAATTAATCTGTTGTCATCCACGGTGCAACAAATCTGCAGGTCCCCGCAAGGGGACAAATCAAAAGGCGCAACGCCCAAAGATGCAGAGAATCAATCCCCCAAATCCCCATCAAATCCCAAATAACGTTACCGCGCTACTCCGTATGTTTCTATACCAAGGTAGCGGGCAAGGCCCCGTCGTACGCGGGCTTTAGACCTATGTTACCTTGTTACGCACGTGTAGAAGCCGAAAATGTCGCTCGTTGACAATATATAAATGTATAGCAAACGGGGTAACAACGCAAACGTAATACTCAGAAGCCCCGTCGGACGGGGGCTGTGGGCGTTTGCTATACCTGATATTTCCTATAGCAAACGGGGTAACACAACGGCGATTCTGGCACTGTATTCCACTGGCCCAGACCTCCCGAAGGACGGGGTTTCTGGGCTTATAGCCTAGGTTCCTCTGTCTGTCTGCGGTAGACAGTTTCTCGGCTTCTACACGTGTGGGAAAGGAGGGCCAGTGTCTAATCCAACTGCTGCATCAGTGTCCTTAGTGCCGCCTTTGCGTGTCGGAGTGCGCCCTCCCGTGCTTGTGATTCGTCGTCCTCGTCCCACTGCTTGAACAAGGTCATAAACTCCTCATTGTCGAGCATGCTTAACGCCGTTTTGATTTGGATGCGCATTTTAACTTTATCAATTGTTTGTGTCTTCATGGCGATCACCCCTTCATTGCTTTGTTTGGGTCAGCGTTTTGAACACCCACAGTCTGGAAATGTTGCAACTGCTCAAGGCTCCAGATCACAAAACGGCGTTTGTGGTGGTCCACATGCTTAACCTGACCACGGGCCTGCGCCACTGTGTCGAAATGGTGTGCCTTGTTCGGGTCTGTGCAATATCCCGCATGATTGCGGCCCCAGAACATCATGAAATTGCCCGACCATCGGGTCGTGTCTTGAATTACGTACTTAGTCATCTCTGATCTCCAGATAGGCCCGAAGGCCCATTTAATTAAATGTCGTATTTGTGAACCACTACTGAACGGCATCCGTCCATGTATTGATCGGTTACTTTGCCGACCATGCGTTGATAAAACTGGGCTTCGTCCTTGGTGATGCGGATGAATGCGTCTGTCTTTGCACCGCATGGCAGTGATTTGCGGCCCAATTTATAGAAGAAATCTTTACCGTTCATTTTAACTGTTTTAATGTATGTTGTCATCTCTGATCTCCTGCGAGGCCCCTGCCTCTCTATATTTATATTATACCATGGATTGGGGGTCCTGTCAAGCATCTTTTGTTATTCTTTTGTAACTAAATGTGCACTTGCAACTTTTGTTTAACGGTTTGCTTTTCCTTGGGCCTCAGACCCCGCCCGCTATAGTAGTACCTTGGACCCCCTCAGAGATATCAAGACGGCGAAGCCCGTTGCAAGGTCGTATGTTCCTGTACCCCGCTCGGAGATTGCCGCCTAGTGTCTTTTGTAGCTTATTTAGTTTCCCTTAGTTTGAACTTGAATCAAGCGGAATGATGAATAAATGTCGAGCCTCACTTCTAGTTCTGAGATCAAAGTCTTGACTTGGGCAATCGAGAGCAGGGTTTCTACTTTATGGACGTTTGACAGTGCCACGAGGTCAGGCTTCGTCGTCCAAGACCCCAGAACAATCACTTGTTGGCCTTTGACCTGCAGGCAAACCCACGGCTCGATGTCTGACTTTACCGATTCAATGGCGGCATCAAGTTCCTCTTGGACCCTTTTCAGCACCAGAAGGCAGAACTTGGCCCAATTATCAGGTTCAATCCCCATTCGGCCGATGTTGGTTTCGCTCCTCATGCGTCCGAGGTCTTGTATTGTGATTTTAGTGTCCATATTTACCCCACAAAGCAAAACAAACCCATACAACGAATAAAGTGACGAATACGCGGGCCTTGACCATTTCCCAGTGGTCGATGCAGCCTTTTTCGAGGTCCTGTAGTTCCTCGCGCAGCAGTTTAGTGTCTGGTTCCACGTGGATCGTTTTCATTGTTTGGGCCTTTGCTTTGTCCTCTTGGACCGAAATCACTGCAGCCTTGCAAATGTCACACAGCCAATCGCCGTCCATCAAATGCAATTTGGCCTCCAACTCGTCGCATCCGTCACAGAATCCGATGCTTGGTTCTGGGCTGTCGACCGTACACGCGCTAAATGCGTAAGACACGAAGCCCCAACAATGCCGACATAGTGGGTCGCCTTTTTCTTTATCAATCCAGACAAGTTCGTGTTCAGATGATGTTTTGCGACAGTTGTCGCACTGATAATAATTAGTCATTTTAAAACTCCTCAAAATGTCCGTCTGGCGTAGACACAATGCCCACTTCGAATTTTTCCCCGTTCACATCAACCAATTCAGTCACTAAGGTGGCATTTCCAGACCTGATGCCTTTTGTATGTTGGACCGAGTACAAGTCATCCCCGTCCTGCACTAATACTGTAAATTTGCCTAATTTAGCTTTCATTTTAAAAACTCCAGTGGGGCCGAAGCCCCTTATTTGATTAGTTGATTTCTGTGCGGATTTTGGTTTGGCTGCCGCGTACTGAACCCATGGCATAAGCGGCACGGGCGTCTTCATCGGCACGTGTCTTGGTTTTCTTGTCCACGGTTTTCATTTTGCCGAATTTCTCTTCTACTAGGTCGGCTTTGCGCAGTATCAGTGCAGTTGTTTCGGCCTGTTGGTTTTGCATGATCTCCGCCACTTTGGTCGCGATCGCAGTTGCGAAGCCTTTTTTGAATGCGTCACCAACTTTTGCATTGTAACGTGCGCCGAATCCACGTGCCTCTTGGTCGATTTTGCATTGCTTGATGCACTCTTGCGCCAGACGGTCGAACATCACTTTTGCCAGTACCACATCTTCCTCTAGGCCCATGATGCCGATGTCGCCCTGATGTACGCCGCCCACAACGCCGTTCAATTTGCAGATGGCAGTTGCCATGATATTCATCCATACTGGCATAAATTTGTATTGTTTGCCGAACATCATTGCAGCGCCCCAACGAGTTTCGTCAACGGTTTCTAGGTCAGATTCTTCGATTTGGTATTTGTCCATCAGACGGCGGGCGCGCTCCATGGCAATCATCGCTTCATTAGGCGAGCTTGCGTCTTTGGCCATGTTTAGTAATTTTTGGATGCGGTCTTGGATTTTAGCCATTTCAACTGAATTTGTCATTTTTAATCTCTCTGATCTCATTGGTGTGACCCCTGCCCCACCATCTACAAGTATTATAACATAGATTGGGGGTCCTGTCAACCCCCTTTCGTCAGTTTGATTACTTGCGACCCGTCACAATGTTCCAGAGAGTCTTGATCGAGTCAATAAAGCTTGAGAGTTTTTGTTCCCACTCCGCCCAACGGGACTGCCCAGAAATCCCCGATAAAATGACCTCCTTCATCTTGGACATCACCCAGTCTTTTTTGCTCTGGCCAGATTCTTTAGACTTTTGCATTGATTCCATGAATCGGCCCGCTTGCATCATAATGTCGTATCCTACACTTGCGACATTCGCCGTTGCTTTTACCAGTTCTGTGATTGTTGCTGTAGACGCCATCGGCTTCTCTCCTTGTTTCATGTGGAACACATTTTTCCACGGTTGTTGTTAAGTGGTTGGCTTAGCCCGTTCGATAAAAGGGTGAACGACCTTCGCTAGGAATTTTGGGTCCTGCTCCCTCTTTCGAGATGACCAGCTGGGGGTCCACATGTACAGACCAGTGGTGCACAGGCATTGGATGAAGTCAAAGAAGTCGTCATCGCTTTTTACTTCGAACAAATGCGACCTTACTTGGAATTTGCCATTCGGCATATAGTAATTGATCTTCCCGATGTCGGTCTTGAACACCATCCAACGGTTGTCTTTGTGGTACGTAATGTCAGCATCGCGGCCCCACGGTGTAGCGTGGATTCGTGCCACCATGGCCTCAAACCGCTCTAATTCAGTCAGAGTCTGCACTGCCCAATCCCTTTACTTCCGTTAACAGTTTGACCCACCACTGGTACACCGATACCGTCAGAACAGACAAGGCCCCGACGAGCCACAGGACGGCGTACAGGAGGCCACCAACGAGAGCCACGAATAAAATTATGATGACCGATATCACAGCGA